GAAGGAGTTATTCTGATGAGAGAGGTTTGCGCTTCATTATGCCGGGAAGTTGCGAGAACCTTGGGGTTCCCGTCCAAAGGACCAAAATGGGAATAGTTTCGGGAGACGTCCCGTGACGAACTAGCGACTTTATGCTCATCAACATATAAAGGGAAACCAAATGAAATTGTATACTGAGTTAACTCGGTTTGAAGCAGCCCACGCCATAGCTGATAAAGGCAGAGCTAGGAACGTAGAAATTCCTCGTAAAATGTTAATTAACTTGTTGATGGACCATTCAATGATGGTTGGTAAACTAAAAACCCACGGTGAACATGTTGAGAAGGGTAAGCCAGATGGCAACGACACCTGAGGGTAGAGTTAAACAGATTGTAAGTCGCAAATTGAAACAGCTTGGAGCCTATTACTTCTTTCCAGCTACGGGCGGTTATGGCAGGAGCGGTGTGCCCGACATAATAGGGTGTTTAGACGGTATGTTTTTTGGCATTGAGTGCAAGGCTGGTAAGAACAGACCAACACAACTACAGATAAAGAATTTAAGAGACATAAAGAAAGCCGGGGGCGTTGCCATGGTGGTCAATGAAGACAACGCGCATGATGTAAGTTCAGCGTTAAACATGTTTTTAAAGCAAAGGAGAAACAACGATGAGGACGTATAAAGTTATTGTGTACCGAGAGGTACAACAGTCAACAACCGTAGAGGTTGAAACTGACAGTTGGGACGTCAACGAGATTAAGCAGAAAGCTGAAGATGCTACGATTGAGTTGAGCGATCACGATTGGAAGGATGAAGAAGCACAAATCCTGTCTTCTGACACGATGCTTTTGGTCCCAGATCGTAACAGTAGAGACGTAAGAGCGATAAAAACAGGGGAGATTACGGCATGAGCGAGGAGCAACTAGAATTACCTTTCCAACCGCCGTTAGAAAACCATCGGATCAAACATTCGCCAGTCGAAAAAACTATTATACGGGCCGAGATACTGGATACGGCCAAAGACTACGTAACCCGTGATCGAGCGGCAGAACATGGCGACATGGAAGATAACTTCTCAACGATTGCAGAATACTGGTCAACTCACTTAGGGTGTAAAGTGTCAGCGTTAGACGTATCAATTATGATGACGCTATTGAAGGTAGCCCGCATGAAGAGTGGGCCTAACAACATAGACAACTACGTCGATGGGGCTGGGTATCTGGCTTGTGGCGGTGAGTTGGCAGACACATTCTAGACCCCCCACTTTCTGGCTTTCTCCCAGTTCGGTACGAAAGCGATGAGGTAGTTCTGCTATACGGAGGGGGGTCGGTTCACACCGGGAGGGTTTGTGGACTACATATTCTCCGTAAGACTACAACCGAGCAAGTAAAACCCCGGCACTGTCAGTTAGCGGTGCCGGGGTGACACTATAGCCGCTACAACAAAGGAGGTGTAAACAATGGATTTAATAACCATTGACTATGAAACTTATTATGACAAGGAATATTCTTTGTCCAAAATGACTACCGAAGAATATGTACGAGACCCCAGATTTGAAGTCATTGGGGTGGGTGTGAAAGTAAACAACAGAGAAACGGAGTGGGCCAGTGGAACGCATGAAGACATTAAACGATACCTCTCAACATTCAATTGGCAAGAGGCTATGCTACTTGCTCATAACACTCTTTTTGACGGTGCCATTTCTAGCTGGCATTTTGATATTCGTCCTAGGGCTTATACCGATACTTTGTGCATCTCCCGCGCTGTTAATGGGGTGGAAGATAGTTCAAGCCTTAAGGCCTTGGCTAATAAGTTTGACGTCGGAGTTAAAGGAACCGAAGCCGTCCGAGCCATCGGCAGAAATCGTGAAGCTTTCACGGCGCAGGAACTCGCGCAATACGGGGACTACTGCATAAACGATGTCGATCTCACATACGAAATATTTAAAATTATGGGGAAAGGCTTCCCCCGCAAGGAGCTTAAACTTATAGACTTAACTCTACGTATGTTCATTGAACCTACGTTAGATTTGGACCTTGGTTTACTGGAGGAGCATCTCCGTAATACAAGGGACGCCAAGGATGACTTGTTAAGGCAGGCCGGGGTTAGCCGCGAAGACCTTATGAGTAACCCAAAGTTTGCAGATGTTTTGCGTTCCTTTGGTGTAGAGCCTCCCACAAAGATAAGCCCGACTACAGGCAAAGAGACCTTCGCCTTCGCTAAAAATGACGAGAGCTTTAAAGCACTGGTGGAACATGAGGATAGCCGTGTGCAGACGGCGGTATCGGCAAGGCTTGGTATTAAAAGTACGTTAGAGGAAACACGTACACAGAGGTTTATAGATATATCTAAACGAGGTTTGTTGCCGGTTCCAGTTAGATATTACGCCGCTCACACCGGACGTTGGGGTGGTGATGATAAAATCAATATGCAAAACCTACCTTCTCGCGGCCCTAACGCTAAAGTTCTCAAGCGATGTATCGTAGCGCCAGAAGGGTATTCCATAGTAGATGCGGACTCTTCGCAAATCGAGGCTAGGGTTCTGGCGTGGTTAGCTGAACAGCAAGATCTGGTTAGTTCGTTCGCCAACAAAGAAGATGTTTACAAACATATGGCTTCTCGTATTTACGGAGTGGCCGAAGATGAAGTTAGTGATGCCCAACGGTTTGTTGGTAAGACCACTATTTTAGGTGCTGGTTATGGTATGGGCGCAGTACGGTTTAAGGAGCAGCTTAAGACGTTTGGGGTAGACATGGAGATAGATGAGGCACGTCGCGTCATTAGTGTGTATCGGGACGCTAACTACCAAGTCAACCGTTTATGGCGTGATGCTCAAAATACTTTAGTGGCTCTACATAAAGGCGACATTGTACCGCTAGGCGTGGACGGTTTAATAGAACCTGTTGTTGAGGAGTCAGCACTTCGCCTACCATCTGGTTTGTTGTTAAGATACAGTGATCTACAAGCGAATCAGACCGACAGAGGTTTTGAGTTTGATTACAAAACACGGCGAGGCCGGACCCGCATATATGGTGGGAAAGTTATAGAGAACGTATGTCAGGCACTAGCTAGGTGCATTATCGGTGAGCAAATGTTAGCAGTAGCGAAACGCTACAATGTAGTGCTTACCGTACATGATAGCATCGTATGTTGTGTACCTGACGAAGAGGTATACGATGCCGCAGAATATGTTATGGGGTGTATGCGAGAGGTTCCAGCTTGGGCGTATGAATTACCAGTAGATTGTGAGGTCGAGATTGGTAAATCTTATGGGGATTGCGAAAAGTTTAATGCTGAAGAATAATGCTATGGTGTTGAAGCTATTCTATAAAAGTCGTATGAACACCGCACAGATAGCATCCATACTTAGTTGTACTGAGGCAGAAGTTTGGAATGTGCTGGCTCGTAATGATAGTAAAGGTAGCAAATGACGTATAGCATAGCGCCTTGGTCGTTTAGTAAAATTAAAGCTTTCGAGCAGTGTCCCAAACAATTCTACCATATGAGAGTTGCCAAAGACTACGAAGACAAAGAAACCGAGGCAATGCTGTATGGAACTTTATTCCACGAAGCGGCAGAGGATTTCGTAAAGAACGGGGTGTCCATACCGGAGAAGTTTAAGTATGCGGAGAAAGCCTTAACTAATCTTCGCGACCGCCCCGGTAAGAAGTTATGTGAATACAAGTTAGGGCTTACTGAGAACCTAGACCCATGTGGATTCTTTTCTAAGGAGGTGTGGTTTCGTGGTATCGCAGACCTTATCATTCTGGACGGAGATACCGCTTGGGTGGTAGATTATAAAACAGGTAAGTCAGCTAAGTACGCGGACAAAGGGCAGCTTGAACTGATGGCTCTTGCTACATTCAAGCATTTCCCCGAAGTCAAAAAAGTCAAAGCGGGTTTACTTTTTGTTATTGCCAAGGCGCTTATAAAGGAAGATTACCTAGATACAACAGCGCCCATGCTATGGAAGAAATGGCTATCTGATTACGCTAGGATGGAGAAAGCACTAGACACAAATACATGGAACCCCAGACCGAGTGGGTTGTGCCGCCAACACTGCGCTGTTCTTGAGTGCCCCCATAATGGGAGAAACTCCCTCT